CATCTTGTACGATGGACGGCTTTATGGAGCTGGCTCGCTTCGTGATTCCATTTGAAGATGCCAAAGCGTTCAAGGCTTCGCGGAACCAGAAAATCCATAGAAGGGATTGGACTGATCTCACCGTAGTAGTAGGAATCCGCTCGAAAATTCATCCGTAAGGGAGTGTGCCGGTTGTGTCGAGTGTGTCAGTGTTTTCAAGAAAACTTTATTATACTTTTATCAGACTATCTATCTCTCTTTCTATACAGACTATCGCTTCTGTTAAAAACAAGAGAAAAGTAAAGAAAAAATGGGAAAATATGGATGATGATATAAAAAGTTTGTTATGAACTTCTGACACAACTGACACACTCGGCACGAATTAAAGCGTATTTCGTAGGATTTTATTTATATATTATCTTATTGAAAAGACCTGAGGAAAAGTTTCGCACTGTCCTCAGGTCATTTATTTTACTGAAAAATGGGAGGTAATACCAATGGCTGAGATCATCGCAAAAGTATCCTTTGAGGCAGCAAAAGCAATCGGAAAGGCCGCTGCTGCACTCATCATCTGGACCGCACATCAACTCGAAAAGAAATAATTATCCATCAAAAACAGGAGGAACTTATTATGCCTGCAAATGTTGAAATCATGTTTTCTGTCCGTGAGACCCCTTGGCATGGCCTTGGCCGCATCGTTATGGAAGCCCCTGCAAGCCGTGAAGCCTTGGAACTGGCTGGCCTGGATTGGCAGGTCGAGAGTCGTAACATCTACTCTGGCAACGGAGCTGTGATCTCCGGCTATCGTGCCAATGTCCGCAGCACCGATGATGCCGTTCTCGGCGTGGTGTCTGACCGCTATCGCATCGTGCAGAACGAGGAAGCATTCCAGTTCACCGACGATCTGCTGGGCGAGGGTGTTACCTACGAAACCGCAGGCTCCTTGCAGGGTGGCAAGAAGGTTTGGATGCTGGCAAAGCTGCCTGAAAAGTACATCATTGCCGGAGACGAAGTGACCCCATATCTTGTGTTCTTCAACAGCCATGATGGCAGTTCTGGTGTCAAGGTCGCCATGACCCCTGTTCGGGTGGTCTGCCAGAACACCCTGAATTTGGCTCTCGGTTCTGCAAAGCGTATCTGGACGGCAAAGCACACCGAAAACGTCCTGCTCCGGGTGCAGGATGCCCGCGAAACTTTGCAGCTTGCCAACAGCTACATGGCAGAACTTGGAAAGGGAATCTATGACCTGACCAACATCAAACTGTCTGACCGCAAGGTGCAGGAGTTCATCAATGAGTTTTTCCCGATTACAGAGGATTTGTCCGATGGCCAGCGGAAGAATAACCTGCGTTTGCAGGAAGATTTGAAGGCCCGCTATTACAATGCTCCTGACCTGTCCTGGGTCGGCAAGAATGGTTGGCGGTTTGTCAATGCCGTATCGGACTTTGCCACCCATGCAGATCCCATCCGTAAGACCCGGAACTACAACGAGAATCTGTTCCTGCGTACCGCAGAGGGAAATCCCATGATTGACCGCGCCTATAAGATGGTGCTGGCCGCAGCATAAAGGAGGTTGCTATGAACGATGTAAACAACCGCATTTTCTACGAATTTTCTGAGTTCCTGAAAGAAACCGAAAGTGTTCTACCTGAGATGCGGGTTTCTCTGGCTTACGAAATTACAATCAAGAGCACCATTGCAAGTGCGCTGATCGACCTTGCCAGCGAAAACAAGCTGGACGAACGCTATTGGAACCATCTGCGGGTGCAGCGGAATATCTTGGATTTTCTGTATGCTCTGTGGCTGGACGATAATCGCACCTTGGCGGGTGAGTTTTCCACGATTCTGAAAGACTTGGTGGAATACGATTTCTCCATTGCAGACGAATACATGAAAGAGAGGTTGAATATTGCATGAAACGTCTTGTATCTACACTGAATTTGAGCAAAGAAGATTGGCTTCGCTACCGCAAATGCGGCATCACCGGAACGGATGCCGGTGCGATTCTGGGCGTGAATCCCTATCGCTCCGCATTTCAGGTCTACCACGACAAAATCAGCGATACCATTGAGGACATCGACAATGAGGCCATGCGGCAGGGGCGTGACTTGGAGGACTATGTGGCGCAACGATTCTCGGAGGAAACCGGGCTGAAAGCCCGCAGGGCAAATGCCATCTACCAGAGTGAAGAGCATCCGTTGCTTCTGGCTGATTTCGACCGCCTGATCGTCGGGCAGAAGGCTGGCTTGGAGTGTAAAACGGTTTCTCCGTTCTCTGCGGACAAGTGGGCCAACGGCAAGATTCCGGCGCATTATCTGGCACAGGTTGACCATTATCTCGTTGTCAGTGGCTTCGACTGCTGGTATGTGGCAGCTCTGATTCTGGGAAAAGAGCTTATCATCCACAAAATTGTTACTGATAAGCAGGTGCTTGCTGACCTTATCGACAAGGAGGAACTTTTCTGGACACGCTATGTTGTGCCCCAGATTCCGCCTGCACCGAACGGCAGTGAGGGTGACACCCAGCAGATCAACCAACTGTATGAGGTTGACAATCGTGACAAAAATGCAGACCTGACCTCTTTGCGTGGTCTGCTGGACAAGCGGCAGGAGCTTTCCAGTCAGATCGAGCAGTTGGAGCAGGAGAAAACCGCCATTGAGCAGCAGGTCAAGCTGGAAATGCAGGATGCAGCGTATGGAACGGCTCCCGGTTATAAGGTGTCTTGGGTGTCCTCCGAAAGTAAGCGGGTGGATTCCCAGAGGCTTCGGAAAGAACAGCCGGACATCTTCAACCAGTACAGCAAAAATGTGAGCAGCCGCAGGTTCACCATTGTTCATGCGGCATAAATTTGTGGTTTATGGCGGCAGAAAGTGATTTTCCTGCCGTCTTTTTTCATGGAGGTATCTTTATGGTAACCGATAATCCGTTTGTAAAATTATCTGCCGTGGATTTCAAGGATCATCTGGAAGTCAAGAAATCCGGCAACACAGAGTTGAAATATGTGAGCTGGGCCTATGCATGGGCGGAAGTGAAAAAGCTCTATCCTGCGGCAAGTTACGAGGTCAAAAAGTTCAACGGCCTGCCCTATGTCTATGACCCGATCACAGGCTTCATGGTATACACTACCGTTACCATTGAGGGCATTTCGCACGAAATGTGGCTTCCGGTTTTGGACAGTTCCAACAAAGCGATGAAAGCAGTTCCGTATACTTATACTACGCCAAAGTGGGATTACAACCCGCAGACCCGCCGCAGAGAGAAAATCGGCATGGAGGAACGTACAGTAGATGCTGCATCCATGTTTGATGTAAACAAGGCCATTATGCGTTGCTTGGTCAAGAATCTTGCTATGTTTGGTCTGGGTTTGTATGTCTATGCCGGAGAGGATTTGCCGGATGATGTTGTGCAGCCTGTGGATGATTCCCAGAAGCCAACCAAACAGAAAGCTGCAACTACTCCCAAACCGGAACAGCCGCCAGTCCCTTGCATCTGCGCCCGCTGCAATCAGCCTATTAAACGGGTCAAGTTGAAAGATGGAACCATCATGCAGGCCGCAGAGTTTGCAGCCACCCATGAGGGAATGTGCGCAGACTGCTATAAGGCCACAAGGTTTAACGTAGCATAAGGAGATTTCAGGATGAAAGAAGCAAAAATCAAAGTCCTTGCGCTCCTGCCAATGGAGCCGCCCAAAGTGGTTGAATTGGATTATACCCTTGAAGCTATGCAGAAATTTGTGGGCGGTAACATCGAATGCCTGCCTCTGTGTGACCTCGGCGCAGAATTCACGTTGGTCTGCAATGATGAAGGCAAACTATTGGAATTGCCGCCGAACCGGATGCTCTGGGGCGGCGCAGATTATCTGGCTGGTTCTGGTTTCATCGCCGGAACAGACAGTGAGGGCAACATGACCTCACTGACAGCAGAAGAGATTGCTTACTATACCGAAAAATACCGGGCATTTTTAATTGCGCTTTAAGGAGGGCGCACACTATGACCCACGATGCTATGACCGAGCACTACGAAGAAATCACTGTCTGCGGCAAGCCCGCACTGTTCACCAGCATCCGCATCAAGAGGGATACCGTACCCGAAGGGCTGTATGCCTATGATGTCCGGCACGATGATGAATGCCGTGGTATCCCCTGCGAAATCGCACCTTTTATCATGGTCAACCATTGGGGAACCATCATCTTGACTGAACCGCTGGAACTGCCGGACGATGGGCGGCGATATATTGACGAAGAAACTGACTGGAACTATGATCCATTCGGCGGAGCAGAGAAAAAACAGAAGCCCTGCACGACCGTGGCAGAATTTATGAATACATACATGACTCGCAGATAAGAGCAAGCGGTGTCACGACGCAGCACGCTTTTGAATTTGGCTGAAAGGGGGACGGCATATACCGTCCCGCGAAAAGTCA